CATCTCAATATGTTACTGCGCGTGTTTTAGGCATAACAGCAGAGCGCGAACTTGATGATACGAGAAGTCTTGAATGCGAAATACAATTTGAAGTTTACTCTTCTTATTGGCATGGTGATTTTACAGGGGTATGGACTTTCGATGATGGTGAATATTTCGATATTGGGTTATTCTTTGATTCAGGCGCAGATGATATTACGCTAAATGCAAGTCCTAAAAGTTTTACAATCACAATGGAAGGTAATGCTATTTCAAACGATCCGATAATTAATGTTATTGCAGGATCAGCAAATATCACAGCGATTGAAATAAAAAATACTACAACAGGCAATTTAGCAGAACTTGATTACACAGGCACAATCATATCTGGAAACACGCTTATAATCGATTGTGGTGCTTATACGGTACAGAACAATGGCGTTGATGATGATGCAAACTTTGCACTTGGTGCAACTCATGCAATCAATGAATGGTTTTTACTTCCTCCCGGTGCAAATACGATTGTTGTTACATTTACTGGTGGTGATGTGGATAGCATAATAAACTTCGATTATTATGAGGCCCACGCGTGATCATTGATGTTTACAACGCAACTGATACAGCCAAACTTGGCACGATCACAACTGGTTTTGGTTGGTCTAATTCCCTTGAATTAGATCGATCGGGCACATTTAGTTTCTCAATGCCTGCATCAGACACAAAAGCATCCTTGATAACTGGTAAAAGAATTGTCAGAGGGTATAACGTAATCAATGATGTTTTTACACTTATTGGGGCTGGCGTTATCGATGCCAGAAATATCCAAATAGTTGGAACTGAATTAACAATTGGCGGGAATGATCTTTTACATTTGCTTGCAAACACTTCTGTTCTATTCTTAGAATTAGAAAATGCCGGGGCTGGTGTAACTGATGGGATTCAAGACATTCTGGCACTTGCTTCCGGTTGGACGTTTGATACGGTAAATGGATATAACACAACTGCAGCAAGCACTTACGCAAAATTCGCTGGCGAAAGTGTATTAGAAGCGTTTGTAAAGATCACAGAAACTTATGGTGAAAACTTTAGATTAGGCGATGGAAAAGAGATTGTATGGCTTAGAAACGATACACCATCAAGCGGTGTAAAAGCAGTTCAATATCTAAGTCCTGAAAGTGCAGGAACAGAAAACGTTACATTGATAGATAATTTAAGCATTGATTACCAATCAGAAAACATAGTAAGTAGAATATATCCTTTTGGTGCCGGAAATGCAGAAGCAAGATTGACATTACAAACAACAACAGAATCTGCACCTGCAGGATATACGCTTGTCAAAAACGGAAATGAAAGTTATCTAAGAAAAGATGCAACAGAAACCACTTATGGAATTATAGAAAGAGCTGTTTCATTCAAAGACATTGCACCAATATCAAATACTGATACTGATGTACAGAGCGCATCGGACACTTTGTTTGGTGCAGCGAAAGTTTATTTAGATAATAGGGACGAAGATACAGTTATTTATTCTCTTTCTGTTGTTGGTCTAAATACAATAGTTTATCCTGGTGAAACGATGAGGGTTGTTTATCGTGGATTTGTTGATGGAACAAGTTGGGTTGATATTGACGAGAACCTGATAGTTATCAGCGCACAAAATGAAATAATAGATGCTAATGCACAGACTGTTTCAATGGTGGTTTCTACGAGAGCAGAAAGAACAAAAACAGATCAGGACATTATCACAGAGAATATTGGCGAAACAATCACTTATGAAAGTCATCCGCAATTGAGTGCAAACGGTGATGTGTTAGGGCAATCGATCACAATGGACGATGATAATGATGCAATATTTTATTTCTGGATTGGTGCAGAAGTTACTACATTAAATCAAGTTCTTGTAAGATTCAGGGTTGATAAATTAAGATCTACTGTAAAATCTGTTGCCGGATCAAGCACAACAACAGCAGGCGGTGGAGCTGATACCGTTACATCCGCATCTGGCGGTGGACAAACTGCAACTGGTGGTTCGCATCAGCATCTTATGACGTTATTTGCAGGTGCAGGCGATGCTGCAACAGAATATAAACATGCAGCTGGATTGGCTGCTTTGTATGGTGGGGCCGGATTAGCTGCTAATAAATCGATTGAAAGTGGTGTTTCAGCAAGCCATTCGCACACAATTAATGCACATACACATGGCGTAACAATAGGTGATCATACCCACTCATTAACGCCAAACATAACGACTGTTTACGGTGTCTTTGAAGATACTGCCGGGAATACACTTGCGGTTGGTGACTTGACAATAACGGTAAACGGTGGATCTGATTTAGCAGGATCGGTTTCTTCTATTGGATCCGGTTGGTACGAATTGGATATTACCGATGAAGTGCAAAATTCAGCAACATTAAGACAAACACAAGATGATAATGATGTAACGTTTGGAACAGCGGTTGCGAAATCAGCGCAGATAGTATCACAAATTTCTGTTAGGTCTGTTATTCAGGCAATTGCTAATATATAATAAGGAGTAATTATGACAACCAATTTTCATACACCGATAGTAACGGGAGCTGCTGCAAACGCAAGCATTGTTAATTCACCGCTTGCAGAGCTTGATGCTGCAGTAACCGCAATAGATTTTACCTATTCAGCAGTATCAACAGAGTTCCTAAATGGTGATGGTAATTTCGCTGTACCTGCCGGAACCGGTGCATCTGTTGATGGTCATGCAATCACAGACGAAGGTGGCGCAGACCTAACACAAAGAGCAAAGTTAGATTTTATTGGTGCCGGAGTAGTTGCTGCAAACGGAGTTTCAGCAACAGAAGTTACTATTTCTGGCGATATTATAAATGACACTACACCACAGTTAGGAGGTGATCTTGATCTTAACGGGAAAAATTTAGACTTCCCAACCACAGCAAATATTTCTGACTGCCTGGACGAAAATAACATGGTATCAGATAGCGCAACAATGTTAGCAACACAGCAAAGTATAAAAGCGTATGGTGATTCTGCAACACAGTCAATGTCAAATAAAACGCTTACAAGTCCGGTATTAAATGGAACATTATCAGGAACAGCGTTCTTGGATGAAAACAACATGGTTTCAGACAGTGCAATTGCAGCAGCAAGTCAGCAAAGCATAAAGGCTTATGTTGATAATAACGCAAGTGGATTAGATTATTCATTACAAGGAAGATTGACGCTGGAAACAGGTGTACCAATAAGTACATCAGATCAGGTAGATAAAACAACAGTTTATTTTACTCCCTTCATGGGCAATCAAATTGCCTTGTATGATGGAACTTCAGCTTGGGCTACTTGGGAATTTGCAGAAAAGTCATTTGCTGTTGCAGGAGTTACATTACCAACAGAAGCATTTACAAATGACCCTGCCGCAGGAACAGACATATCTTTGTCTGTCGCTTCGACTACTGGTTTTACTGTGGGACAGCCAATAACTGTAACATCAGATGCAGGTTCTGATACAACTTCTATTAGTGCTTTAACGACAGACACAAGTATTACAGCTCATACTTTAGCCGTTGACCATACTCAAACAGACCCTTTAATCACAGGGGGTATTCCTGTAGACATATTCATTTATGATAACTCTGGAACGCTTACATTATCAGGCGAGGTATGGACAAATGCAACAACGAGAGCAACTGCGCTAACTTTGCAAGATGGGGTTCTGGTTAAAACAGGAGCAACAGATTATCGTTATTTAGGAACTATTTATATTGATGCTGGTCAGAAATGTCAGTATGTACTAAGTTCGCCATCAAATATAGGCGTTTGGAATTATTATAATCGCAGGGAGATTCCATTGAATGTTGTTGAGACAACGAATCAGTGGAATTATACAACTGCCACTTGGCGAGAAGCAAATGGCTCAACTGCAAACAGAATACAAGCAATAATTGGAGTTGCAGAGGATACGATTAGTGTTCGGGTATTAGGATTAGCAAGCAATTCTAGTGCCATAGAAATATATGTCGGTATTGGGGTTGATGTAACAAATGCTAATAATGCAACTGTCAAAGGACGAGCGCCTGGTGGTGCTTCAGTAATTTACGAATTAAATAGTATGTATAAGAGTATTCCTGCAGCAGGGTATCATTTTTACCAATGGACAGAGTATTCAGGAGCGGCAGGAACTACCACATATTATGGGGACGCAGGAGTGTCAGATCGTATTCAATCAGGTATGATTGGTGAGGTGATGGGATGAAAGTTAATACAATAAATCTAACTAACGAATTGATAATGTCAGGAATTACAACGCATGGAAACTGTAACTCAAATGGCGTTGTATGGGATGATAATAACAACGAAATTCAAGACAGAAAAGACGTTAAGGCAGTTTTAGCGAAACACGACCCAACACCAATTATTGAAGAAACACTTGATGAGAAGATAAAAAGAATAGTATCAGAAGAACTAAGGAAATAAGGAAAATGGATGATGTCTTATTAATTGATGTTTCAAAATGGCAGGACAACAATGACACAGTGAGGAAGATAGACTTCGGAATTGCCAAAGAACGTGGGGTTGTTGGCGTGTTTGTAAAAGCCACTCAATACATTAAAGACCCTGACTTCGATGACTATTGGAGAGATGCTAAAGAAGTAGGACTTCCAAGAGGTGCTTATCATTTCGCCTATTATTCTAAGTATAAGAGTGCTAAGAAACAAGCCGAGTTCTTGTGGAATACAATCAAACATGACCCTGGTGAACTTCCTCCCGTACTTGACTTTGAAACCAGAGATGGAATCGGATTGTCCTGGATAAAGTTATTCCTTGAAACATTGAAAACTCTATCAGGTAGAGTTCCTATTCTATACACAGGTATAAGCGTATGGAACGAACTAAGAGATAGCGATAATGCAGTTTGGATACTTGACTATCCTTTATGGATAAGTTACCCGAACAACAAACTGCCTGCACCTGTAAGGGGAATACCAGACGAGATAGTAAGCCCTGTATTCAAAGACGGTTCTCCTGCACTACCTAATATTTGGCGTAGAAAGAAAGTTCCTCAATTCCTTTGGCAGTTCTCTTATGTAGGTGATGGTGCTTACTATGGAATGGAAAGTAAGGGATTGGATATGAATAAGTTTAATGGGACAATGGCGGAGTACCTGTCATTTGTAAATGGAACGCCAGATGAACCACCTACCAGTTCTCTACACGTAGTAGTTACTGCTAATTTCCTTCGGTTTAGGCCACTACCGCTTTATGAAAATACAAAGACACTAATAGTAGAACAAGGGCAAGTATTAGAAATTGCCGGAAGCAGAATATTTGAAGAAAGTTCTGGAATTACATGGCTTCCTGTATTCGCACCATCAAAATATGACGGAAGCATTATTGGGTTTGTTAGTGCAGACAAAGAATACATAAAATACTTGTAAAGCAAAGAGGGATCATGGCAACAAAGTACCTAACAAAAGACTTGAAAATTGAGATTGACGAAAACGGAAACCGCATTAATAAATTAGAACAGGGCGCGGTTATATTGGTTGAACGCACTGGAAATAATAAAACATCGATTGATGAACTGAAAACGAAAACAGATCAGCTTGAAAACGTGGTTATTAAAAGTGGTTTCGCTATTTCCATTGGAACGTGGGTTGTAGGTGCGTTTGGTATTTCTGTAATTGCCCTCATCTGGTCCCTCATAACTGGTCAAGCAAACCTTGTGTTCCCGTAATCAAAGTAAATGGTTTATAATATATAAAATATAAAGGAGAAATAAATATGGAATTAGCACTATTAGTTTTGTTCGGAAGTTTATTGTCGATGTTGTTTAGATTCATGCCCGGCCTTGCAGTAAGTTTTGAAGCATTGCCTAAAATGAAGAAACAAATGATCATGGGTGCTTCATTGTTCGTTGTATCAGCAGGTGTATTTGGTCTGAATTGCTTTGGCAATTTCAGCCTACCAGTTGATCTGGTTATGTCTTGTGATAAACCAAGTGCAATGGAACTGCTAAGAATTTACATTGTTATGTTAGTTGGCAACCAGGCCACATATCCATTAATCGAGAAGTAAACAAAATACGTTCAAGGAAAACCGTCAGCGATGGCGGTTTTTTTATTTAATTGGTGTATTTTGTATGTCGTTATTAATTTATATAGATTAATGTCCATATACTAATTACATTGGTTATATAACCAACTATATTGGTACATTCTTTTTATAGACAGATAATACCTTGTATAAGGTATTATCTATGCACGAAAAGAACTTCTATTTAATATTCCTACTTGACAATATCAATTCTATTTGATATGATATAGATACAAACAAATTGAGCAGGCAAAAAGGAGTAGGGCATGAGAACTTACACGCAGGAAGAAAAGGAACGCAAGATAGAATGGAATAGGCAGGAAAGAAGAAAAACCATTCTAATGCTCACAATAGATGGTTTGAATGAGAGTTTAGATAGAAGATGTTTCACGATAGTACACGATCCGGTGCCAACGGACGATGGCGGATTTGCACCGGGCGCAAAGATTGATACTGATTCAATCAGGATCATGGCAAAGATAGGTAGTCTTGCGATTGGAACAGTTGTTGAAAGTAAGATTGGAAACATATATATTGTAAAGAATTCTAATGCTAAAGGGTTTCAAGGTATGTTATCACTTATAAGGAGTTCAAGATGAAAACCATAAATCGTAACGTGCAGGGCAATTTACATCTAAGAATGAGAAGCGATGGAACGTGTGTTATTTATAAGAACGGTAATCCATTGCGCGATTTTAAAACAGGCAGTGATCTAAGATCAATGGAAAACAAATTCAGACAATTGGCGAAGTTCGACAGTAAGGAAAAACATGCCTGATGAAAGAGTAATGGCATTGAAAGATTGCCCTGCTTATCTTATGGGTGATCGTGGAACCGTGATAAACGAAATAGAAAAGGATGGTCGCAAATATGCGCATGTAGAGTTTGATGTAATAAGAAAAGCTGATGGCAGGTTTTATGTTGATCGAGATAATTTAGTAACAATAGGAGAAGATGATGACGATAATTAAGAAAATGCTAAAAGACCAAATAAACATAATGCGGTTCAATAAAACAATGACTAAAACAGAATCACTTAGATTGAAAGTGTTGAACATGGTATATAAAAGGATGCTAAAGGAAAAGAACAATGGGTAAAGGAAAAAGATTATTGAGAAGATCCACCAGGGGAAGATTTGTTTATGGCCAATTATCGCCTTATGATTTTAGAAAAGTCTTTGGTTGGAAAAAGCAAGGGCGGTTTGTATGGTATTTAGGAAGGAAGGAAAAATGAAAGCATACATAGTTTTTGTAGATGATCCTCTTGATGGGTGTACGTTAGTATTTGAGAAAACAAGGGGAAAAGCAAAAACGTGGTGGTGGGATATATTTAGTTTTATAGACGTTTCAGCCAACCGGGTTAAGCAATATGATAAGTTTATAAAGGACGATAAACCTGTAGCGTTTATGGATAATAGCGACTTATTGGCATATGCTCCCAAAGCACCACCTTTTTACACACAGGAGGAATTATGATAACAAATGAATGGACGATAGAGATTGAGAAATTGCGTAAACAGAACGCTGATCTAAAAGCGAATTCAAAGAGAATGCATGAATTAGTTATTGAACTTGTTTCAGAAGATAATCTTGGGTTAGATTGTGTTTCGTATGATTTAGAACAACACAATGATCTAATGAAAAGTATGGAAGAATAATGGATAAATTCACAATAGAAGAATTATGGGAAATAAAGCGATTGGCAAAAGAAGAAGTAAACATTTATTATCCAAGTATAAATACATTGGTTGATGAAGTCCTGGAACATCGCAGGAAGAATAACGCATACTTTGAACTTGCAAAGGATCTGATCAAGTGGGTTGATGATTATGTTCCGATAATGCTTATGCTGAATAACAAGTTTTCAGCATTGAGAAAACAATTTAAGTTTGCTGCAGGAATAGAGGACAAATGAAATACGAAGTTCTGCAAGGTGACACAATAGAAGTGATGAAAACGCTCAAAGCAGAAACTTTCGATATGTGCGTAACGTCTCCCCCTTATTACGGTTTGAGAGATTATGGAACTGCTAAATGGGAAGGTGGCAATCCTGAATGTGAGCACAAGAAACCAATGCAATCAACTCGCGGAGGTCCAAAAAGCACGATAACAGGCGGACAAGATACAAGTGCGCATGAGATGAATTATAAAAGTGTATGCAAGAAATGTGGCGCAACCCGCAAAGATAAACAGATCGGACTTGAACAAACTCCAGAGGATTACGTAAATAAACTCGTAGATGTGTTTAGAGAAGTGAAACGGGTATTGAGGGATGATGGCGTGGTTTTTCTTAATCTCGGTGATTCTTATTATGGGAGTGGCAAGGGCGGTCAATCAAAAGAAAAACGGTCTAAGAATTGGCAACCTGCTTATCCGCATTTAAACGTTCGACATGAAGATATTTATGACACTTCCGAACCGTGCCTAAAACCAAAAGACCTAATCGGTATCCCCTGGAGAGTAGCGTTTGCATTACAAGCAGACGGTTGGTATTTGAGATCCGATATTATTTGGCATAAGCCTAATCCGATGCCTGAGAGCGTGAAGGATAGACCTACTAAATCGCATGAGTATATTTTCTTATTGTCTAATAAAGGGAAATATTACTACGATTATGAGTCGATAATGGAGATTGCTGCCTATGATGGTCGCAAGGATACAAAATTTAAGGGTGCAACTAAATCTTATAACGGAGTTATGCCTGACGGACAACCACAGTCGTTCGCGCAAGATGGGCATGAGAGATGGCCGTCAAAGAAAAACGGCGTACCAATGAGAAACAAACGTACAGTTTGGACCGTAGCTACAAAGCCATTTAAAGAAGCTCACTTTGCCACATTCCCTCCAAAGCTGATAACGCCTTGTATATTGGCCGGATCGAGAAAAGAAGGTCGTGTTTTAGATCCATTCTGCGGAAGTGGCACAACTGGAGTGGTATGTTCTAAATATGAAAGGGATTTTACAGGAATTGAATTGAATCCAGAATATGTAGAGATGGCAAAGAACAGAATATTCAAAGCAAATCAACAAATGAGGTTATATGACTAAACCAATAAGATGCAAATGCGGTGCTGATCCAAAGATAGAGAAAAGACCAATGCAAAAAATAGACGGTTCTATTATGGTTACTCTTTTTCGAGTTTATTGTGAATGTGGCAAAGGAACAATATATTTTCCAACAAGGAAGTTATCATTAGACGAGTGGAAAAAACGGAACACATAGTGTATAATATAATCATAATTACATAGGAGGCAGGAGAATGGATACAGAAGAAATTCAGGTGATTGGAAATTTTGAAGATTGTTGGGGCAATGAATTATTGGCAATGGCAAGAACGGATACTATAAGGGGCCACATGCACCAATTTCCAATGTTGCCAACTTCATTAAAACCCAATAGGATCATATTCAATAATAAAACCACGATTTGTATTTGGGAAGATGATACAAGAACAATAGTAAGAACTTCAAAAGGTGAAAAGTTTGTAAAAGAATATGGTGTTGCTATGTGTATAGTAAAGAAGCTATATGGAAGTAGATCCGCTTTTCTAAGGCAAGTTGAAGCAGGTTATAGTCAAGAAAAATAGGAGGTACTTATGGCGCGTAAAAAGATAGGTGATTATGTTTTACCAGTAGTGTTTACACCGGAGCAGGAAGCAAAGATAAAAAGGCTTTATGCAGAACGTGAAGAATTCAAATACCGTGCAGACGTTGTTAGGGCTGCAGTTGATGAATTTGAAAAGAAAGAATAGGAGAAACTAATGGAGCAGGAAAACAAAGATTTAACAGTAGTTGAAGAAAAGCCAGTAACACATGAACGTGGAATGTTTGAAAAACTGCAGCTGATGGTAACGAATGGAAAGAAACTATCACAAGATGAAGCGGTTGCATTGGCGCAATTCAGTGTTGCAGAAGGTTTAGATCCATTCAACCAGGAGTGCTTTTACATTCCTAAAGTAGGACCTGTTATTGGAATCAAAGGATTGCGGAAGAAAGCAGAACAACAGATCAAGACGATTGGACCAAAAGAATATTATAATATTACCTTCAAAGATATTTCTAAAGACGCACAATCGATTCTAAAGGATCCTGAAATTCAATTTGCCTTCATAGCTGTATTGAAGGATACAGTAACATTCGGAAAATATATCAGTCTTGAAATAGAAGCAAGAGCAGGCAACATTCCGGCTGATCGAATACAAGAAATAATTGGCGATGTACCTTCCTGGGAAGCAATCGGATTCTGGAAAGTAACAGAAGGAAACCAGTATAAAGATCAATATTTTCACCCGATCGAAAGAGCAAAGAAACGAGCAGAAGCATTAGTATTGAGAAAGAGATTTAATATTAATGCTAATTACGCTGACAATGTGGATGGTGAAATGATCATTATCCCTGAAGAACAACCGGAACAAATTGAAGCAGAGGTTGTTGAACCGCAAGAAAATACACTTAGAACAACAGGTGAGATAAAGCGAGTGATCGCCAATCTTTGTCTTGCAATAGAAAAACATGCAAAAGAAAACGGTGGATCTGAAATAAATAAGTCTAACAGAAAAGGCGTAATGGCATGTTTGAATTCAGTTCTTTCGCCTGGTGAAGTTGACATGAAACGCCACATTCTATTGAAAGCGTTATTCGGTAAAACATCATCTAAAGATCTGAATGATTTACAATGGGCTGCATTGAATAGATACATGCAACCAAAGAAGTTAGATTCAGGAGAATGGGGCTGTACTGATCAGATCGTAGAGAAAGAGATCAGCAACATTGTTGCTAAAGAAATTGCACTAACAGAAGGAATGGAAACTTTGTTTCCTGAATACAAGGAGAAATGATGAGTGAATGGATAACGGAAATGCTAATTGCTGCATTAATGTGCTTAATTAATGCAGCAATGCTAAAATGGACATGGAACGCACACGAAAGATTTAATAAAATAATCGAACTTAGATATTGGGAATGTTATTCAACATGTCTAATAATATGGGTGTTAGCAAATTAACAAGGCGATTACTGGTGTCCAAGAAAGTCCGTGTGGATTGAGGAATTAGCTATCACCAGTTTAGCAAATGATTGAGGTGTACCCTGATAAAAAACTATCGGTTGGCATAGACGGGCGAAAGGGACCGAGCCTCAATCAAAAATGTAGGCGGTGTGGTGGGAACACACAGGAGTGTGCGGAAAGTCCGATGACATAGGCGTTTCCGTGTAATCGCAATCATCAAACCAGGTCCGAATCCTGGCCTACATTATAGATAATAAAAGGCAGGAAATATGACAAACTGTGGTACACTTAATATGTTCAGGGAGCATACATTGTGTAATAAATTGGTAATTAGCCACTATTGGCATAATGTGTGTCCTGAACAGATCACAATCAATAGTGGCTTTTATAGTTAAAAGGATGATATGAATACTAACGATAAGCGAAATGGAGCAATGAAAAAGCTTAGAATTGAAGAAGGCTTTACGTTTCTGGAAATAGGAAACAAATACGGTATTTCAAGGCAGCGCGTTCAACAAATAATAGGAAGTAGTTTGACCTTGATTTCTAAAAAAGTAAGGCATGATAAAAGAAAAGCGTTTGCATTAAATCATCCCGAATTAACAAATTGTGAACTTTCTGAAGAAATGGGCCTATCAATCTCTCGTGTATGTAATTATAGATTAGGTACAAGACACGCAATATCAGGAGGTAATGCGAAATTGGCTGCAGATGGTGAGGATTATGTTTCTCGTATTTTAAATAAAAAAGGAATAGGACATAAACTAATGCCATATCACCATAAGTTTGGTATTCTTTTAAATAGCGGGAAAACCGCAGCTGTAAAATCAGCATACGTTGAAAGTAAAGCACCTAGTCTTTCTAGTCCAATGTATAGATTTGGAATGAAAAATAGAATGCAAGCAGATTTCTTTATTTGTATAATCATGGGTACAAAAGACATTTTTATTATCCCATCACACGAGGCACCACTCCGTGCCAGTCTTATAGCTTTCACGTGGCCACCTAAAATGAATAGATCAAAATATAAAAAATATCATAATAGATTTGATTTATTAAGAATCAACTATGAAGGTGTAAAGGAGGAACATAAATGAGAAAAACCTGGATAAAAGTAAAGCGCGGATTATTAGAGCCAAAGCATGTTAGCAGATTAGGACCAAGATACCCTTATTATTTACATTTATTAGATATAGCTGATTGGGAAGAAGGTGCTGTTTTATTTTACCGGGACCAAGATTCAGCAGATGATTTAGGAATACCAATATCAACTATCAGGAAACAAAGAAGGAAATTAGAAGAAGATGGATATATTGTATGTATTCAATCTAAAGATCATCAAAAGATTATAATCAATAATTGGACTAACCCAAGAGAATATTCAGGTGAAGTATATAACGAGAGTGACCAAAAATACCCACCCTTGAAATCGGAAGATATTGTCAAGGGTGACCACAAGGGTGACCACAAGGGTGACCACAAGGGTAATGCTACGATGGACACTCCTTCTTCTAATTCACAGTTCACAGATCATAAGGCGGATGACATTAAAAATGATCCTGCTTACTTCATGTTACAGCAACAAGAGAAATCTAAAAAGAATCCAGAATCACAATATCCGCCTGCAGTTCGTGAGATCATTAAAGGATTTTACGACTTGTGGACAATCAGACCGCCAAAGAAAGGAGAGCGTGATTTTAGCGGTTGGATCAGAATGGCGAAAGATTATAAAGCTGCTTGCGGTGATCAGGATTGGGGCAAGGTAATGGAAAACATATTCATTGATTGGGATAAACAAGGCAGACAATGGGCTATACTGAATCCAGGTGCATTAGTGAATATGGCAAGGAAAGTAGTTTCTGAATTAGAACAAAAGAAAGTAAAGAACAGTAAAGAGAATATTATTACTGCACCGGATGGATTTGGAAAATCGGAGGAATGAATGAATGAAGAACTGAAAGTGTGTCCAAAATGTAAAAGTAACGAATGTAAAACTGTGAACACAGTTGATAATGATCCGAGAATAGTTTTTGATTTTTGGCATGTTAGATGTTTGGCGTGCCGTCTTGCATCTGGTTCATTTGATACAGAAAAACAAGCCGTGAATGACTGGAACAAAAGAACCACAGATCCACGCATAAAGCAGGTGATTGAAGAAATAGATAACGATTTTATGAATGAACCAGAAGATGACCTTGATAGAGGTGCATGGCAACAAGCAGAACATGACATAGAAATATTGCGTAAGCATTTTCCGGAACTAAAGGAATCAAATAACAATGGATGAAATAAACACTCAACCATTTTCAAAAGAAGCAGAGGAAGCGGTATTAGGTTCTTTGTTATTGGATCCTGTACAAATTCAAACACTTCACTTATCAGAGGATGATTATTACATTATCCGTAACAAGTGGATATTTGAATCAATGAAAGGCCTTTATAAAGACCAGGGAACTTTTGACCTGCTTACAATAACTGATGATCTGAATAAAAAGAATCAGTTGGAAGAAATAGGCGGTCAGCCTTACTTGATCGAACTGGTAAACAAAACGCCTTCTGCAGTCAATATAGGAAATTATGCTGAAATAGTCAGGGAAAAGAAACGCAGACGGTCATTGTTATCGATTGGGAATGAATTGGCGAAGATCGCCTACCAGGAAGACGTAAACATTGAAGATAAAATCCCATTGATAATGACAGCACTTACTAAGAATACCGGGATTTTAGAAGGTGCCGGAAGTCTTGATAAAGCACTTTCAAAACTTTATGATGATGTGATTGATAAGATGAAGGATCCCAAAGATATTTACGGAATACCAACCGGGTTGATCGATCTTGATTATGCCACTGGCGGTATGCAGACAGGGGAATTGAATATTATTGCTGGTGATCCTGGTATTGGAAAGTCAATATTATTAGCACAGATGATGTATAAAATGGCTGATCATTCGCCCGGTGTATTCTATGAAATGGAAATGAGCGCAGTACAGACAATGCGCAGACTAATATCTAACATTTCCAAAGTTATGGTAAGGCCAATGCGTTCCGGTAGAATCGATGACGGTGATCTTGAAAGAATAAACGAAGCAATCGAAACGGTAAGTGCAAAGAACATTTACTTTTCAGATTATACGCAATGGACCACGCTAACTTTGAGGGCTGATCTTGCAAGATTGAAACAGAAACACAACATACAATGGTTTGGATTAGATTATTTATATTTGCTGCAAGATAATATGGACAAACCGGAGCATGAAAGGCTTGGTAGGTTGGGTGCTGATCTGAAAAAGATTTGTAAGGATTTAGATATTTCAGGTGTTGCAATTCATTCGCTGACTAAAAGCAAGTTTGGTGAAAGAACATTGGGCGATGTCCGGGGATCGTATCAATTAGTTTATGAAGCTGATACCGTGTTTTTCTTGGAACAGGACACAGAAAACGATAGTCTTGTGAAAGTAAATTTAAAGAAATTCAGAGAAGATACAGGCGGTTTCACTTCTAAGGGCGTTACGTTGAGGAAAAAGACAGGCTATCCAATGTTTACTGATGTTGCAAGAGGTTATCAACCGGAAGATGTCAGAACAGCTTATAAAGAGAATTGATATGGATTGGTTAACAACAGAAGATAATAGCAGAATTGAGGATGATATGAAAGAAACGATTGAATGGCATAAATATCCTGATGAGAAACCGAAAGAATCTAACCACATGCACTTGACGCAATGGGAAGAAGGGGTAATTGTTTTTCAATGGTGGCTTGGTGATGATTGGGATTATCCAGAAGAAAAAGTTTTTGCATGGGCTGAAATGCCAAAAGGAATACAAGATGAATGAACTAAAACAGTGTCCGTTTTGTGGTTGTAAAGCAGTATCCGTTCTTGTAGAAGATGTTGAGTTCGTAGAGTGTAAAAATCCTATGTGTACGCCAACCAATCTTACGCCAAAAGAATGGAACACCAGAGCCACAGACCCACGCATAAATGAATTGAACGCAGAATTAGATGTATTTAGGAAGATACGCCTGAATACCACAGAGTTGCAGAAAGAGAACAACGAATTGATAGATGACAGCGAGAGGTTGGTAGAGAAAATCAAGAAACTAAAAGAGAACACTTGTAATGATGGTGAGTATTCTTTTTGTAGAGCCGATGGAAATAAAATGGGATTAGGCGATGCCCTTATTATAGGTCAAATACACGAGGATATTGACAAGGCATTAGATCAACACAAAGAACTAATGGAAAAGCATAAATGAGCCAGCAAATGAAGTCCATATTTGACTTTGAGAGAATATGTATAAACTGCAAGTTTGCTGAAAGTCCGTCAGGTTGCCGTTATGATTATGATTGCTGTAAACCAAATACATTTGTTGAGATTGACGATGAAAGAAAAGACACTTGTGATGATTGGAAAAGCAATCAAGAATATGCACCATTATATCTGGTTGATGAACAGGAAAAGATATTGAAAAGAACAAATGCCTAAAATCATAGAAATAACAAATTTGAATCAATTGCCGAAAGATGAAATGTACTACACTACTTCAGAAGAATCACAGTATGAAAGGGTGTTGGAGCAATACGAACATGAATTTGGTGGTGATCCGGTGGTTTACTTATTTACAAGAGTTACCGGGAAACTGTGGTTGATCGTGGATCCAGGGAAACAAGATGCACAAGAAATATAAATCACTAAAAGACTTTCTTATCCTGAAACATCCGATGTGCGAAGTGTGCGAAGAACGTGCAGGAGTTGAAGTTGGCCATTGCCTTTATCATATTCACAAGGCGAAGTTCAACCCTATTTATGATAGCTATGAGAATTGCCAAACCAACTGTCATCAATGCAACATGGGAAGGGCAAACAGTAGATCAGAAAAGAAAAGACATTATGCTGTCAGATGCGAAGAACTTGGAGAACAGCACATGAAAGATTGGAACTTGACTGTACCAAAATATCGCAGAGAAGGATTTGAATAAGGTAATTAACTCATACAGGTTAATAACGATATATGAAAAACACTTCTTTTTATATGCAGATAATACCTTGTAAATGGTATTATGAGGACACAAAAAGAAACAGGAGGAACAAATGAAGCATACAAAACAACAGAAACAAGAAGCTATCCGATTGCGTAAAAGCGGTGTGGCGATTAAAGAAGCGTCTAAAATAACAGGTATTCCAGTGAACACAATAAAGACGCTGACCAGGAATGAAAAGCAAACGAATCAAACCGTGAATGGCGCAGACACAAAAGAACAGTTAGAAGATTTACAGCATGACAATACAAGGGTTATCGATAGTAAATCAACCAGGATAACCACGCTTGAAGAACTGATCAAACAATGTGAAATCGATCTGAATGTATGGAGCGTAGAGCGCCATATTATTAATAAATGGGAAGTTTACGGAACTGACTTTGGACTAAAGAATCTTGTCCAGGTGAAAGCATGGCTGACAAAAAAAGAACCGGAAGCAATCGAGCCTGTAATATCACCAATAAACATTCGAGTTGGCAAACTTCGCCAAGTGAATAAAAAAGAAACAGAATACAAAAAAGGATTGTTGTTGTTCGATCCGCAAGTAGGTTTTGAACAGAACATGAGAAGCAAAAAGTTAAAACCTTTTCACGATAGGAAAGCGATTGACATTGCACTACAGTTCTGCAGGGAACAGCAGTTTGATTATATAGGGCTTGGTGGCGATTGGAATGATAACAGCATGTGGTCCGAAAAGTTCCAAAAGAAACCATCGTTTTATTTCACTACTCAACCATCGATATGTGAGGTGTCATGGCTTTGCGGTAGTTTGCGTAAAATGCAACCTGCAGCAAGGATTGATTTTATTGAAGGAAACCATGATGTTCGTATGGAAAACTTGATCATAAATCATCTAATACCTGCTTATGGATTGAGATCTGCAGATAATATTGACGGGTTAGCGGTTATGAGTATGCCTTATCTTTTAGGCCTGCAGCAGATGGACATAAATTACATCGGTAATTATCCTGAATCAGAATGTTGGATAAATGAAAAAGTAGTTATCAGGCATGGATCTATTGCAAGAAAAGGATCCGGTGCAACTGCTTCCGCTATTTCAAGAGAATCAACATACACAGAAATATTTGGTCATATCCACCGTTTTGAATGGGCTGTAAGAACAGAACATAGAAACGGAAAGACTAATTACATTCAAGCGTTTTCGCCAGGGTGCCTTTGTAGGATTGATGGTACTGTACCCGGTAAAACCGCGCGTCCTAATTGGCAACAGGGCTTTGCGCTAATTCATTACAACGATGAAGAATGTTTTATTGATCCGGTGATGATCAAAGATGGTGAAGCCTATTACCGGGGAAGAAAATATATCGGACAGGATTATTCAGCGCAACTTATCAAAGACACAATTCACCACGATAAAGAAGGAAACCAGGTCAAATGGCAGTATTAGAAATAATCAGGAGAAAATAAAATGAGTATTTGGTGTCATGTAGCAGGTATTATAAGAGTAGATTCATTCCCTTGTGGAAGGGATATTGAAAGTCTATTGCACGAATCTTTTGGGAAAACATGCAGCTTTGAAGATGATAACAAAAAGTGGGATGATTGCACTGTTCCTTGTGGCAATGAAGGATCTATTCAATACGATGTAATAAGTAAGGACAATGGACACTCCCTTTCTTGGGGATATGTTTCAATATATGGAGATTTGCGCGGGTATGAAACAACAGAAGGAATAGAAAAGTGGATAAATGAATTCAAAGCAAAAATTAATGATAAAGGTTTGTTTATCAGGCAAGGGATAATTGACATAATGATTGGAAGCGGAAGAAATAAACACATAGCGGTTGTATTAGGATATGAAACAATAAGTGTTAAGTTTGTTGAACAATAAAATGCGCACACTAATGATATAATATAAACAGGAGGCAGGAATGAACAGTTACAAAGACGTTGAGAGAACATCACCAGAAGAACTTGCAGAATTCATATTGAAAGAACGCACCTGCAAGAATTGTAAACATTATTATGGGTTTATGGATAACTTAGAATGTAAGAATCCAAATATTATTGTGCTGGATCCAAGCGGTACTTTTGGCTGTAATCAATGGGAAAAGAAAGTTGAATAAATACAACGCCAAGAGAATCACGATAGATGGATACAAGTTTGATTCGCTTCGTGAGGGTGCGCGGTATGAAGAATTATGTTTGCTTCAAAGAGCAGGAGTAATAAAAGATCTGAAGGTACATCCAAAGTTTTTATTGCAGGAAAGATTTGTTGATAATAACGGAAAAACCATTCTTCCAATCACATATTATGCAGACTTCCAATATATAGAAAAAGGAAAGACTATTGTTGAAGATGTCAAAGGAGGCAAGGCAACGCAGACAAGACATTTCAATGATAAGGCGAAAATATTTAAGCACAATTATCCAACATTATATTTTAGAATTATTGAGTAAATTGGCGAACTTCGCCAGAATCGGAGGTAAGATGGAAACAAATGATGTAAATAAAGTGTATGAAGAATTAATAAATGCAACGGAATTAGCGCAGAAAGCAGGGGTAATACGTGCTAATACAAAAGCAACTATTGAAACAGCGGTAATGCTATCAATCGCAAATGGTGAAGTAGTTGGAAAGAACGAAAGGGAAAGAAATGCTGCTGCATATAATCTTTATAAAAAAGAATATGAAGCTAAAGATGTGATCGAGCAGGATTACAAAGAAAAGTCTAACGATCTTGCCATTGCACAGATCAGGGTGAATTGTGTTCGTGATTGCATACGAGTAGAAGAATTAGCAAAAGGAGAATGAACAAATGAATAAAGGATTTGTATTATACAAAAGACCAGCATTACCACCAGATTCATATAGTTATGTTTGGTTCAATGCAATGATCGGAAAGTCTAACGTGCTTGATGAAACTAAATACAACTCAATTCCTACATGGAAAAGAGGGTTGATTCATACACCATCATTGAAAGGCGCAAGCATCCAGGAGAACGGATCTTTCTTCAAAGAGCTGCTTGATCAGCTTTCTGTATCAGCAGTAAATCTTGGTGCGCCTGTTTTGATCGATATGTTTGAAGGTGAAGTTGCATATCGGATAAATGGGAAACTTGATCTTGTGCATGAATACGTTGGATATATAAAGGATCGTTGGACCGGATTATTGAAGAAACCATTGTTGAGATTGAATCAAGGACAATGGAACGCTTATTGTACTGATAATCTTTCGACAACGTTGGGATTACTTGGAACAGTTGATGTTCTTGTTTCATCGCCTAATGCTGAATATCCACCAGATTGGGAACATTTGTTAGAGGTGAAATGGTTTGAATATTATCAAGGCATGATTGCTTATGATGAAACAGCATCATGGATAGAATCGCCTGCATTACCAGGAACACAGCCTGACGATCCTATTGTAGATCCGGTGATTGATCCGATTATTACTGCAGGAAAATATCATGTTACAGGAACGATAGACAAAGCAGGCATATTTGGTGGCGTTGAAACATACGATATTCACATTACGAAAGAGTGATTTGTCCTGTCTGCGAAGGGAAGAAAATAGTGGTATCAGAAAAGCGACATCCGCAAAACACTAAGAAAGAAAGACCGTGTTATTTCTGCAAAGAAACAGGACAGGTTGAAGAAATTGCAACAAAGAAAACAATACTAAAAGTGTATAAATATCACGGAGTTTATTCAAAGGAGGAATAGATGAATAATAAAGAGTGTAAAGAAATTCTAAAACGATATGATGAAGGAACGGAAGAATATAAGTCAAAAACGTTGAATGGCGCAATAATGGCAAACGACATACTAAGCAGCAATAGAACAGACACATTTTGGACAATCGCTTTTAGTTTATTGTTTGTTTACTTTGTTGCTGTTGTTGTATATGGGATAATAAACTAAATAAGGAGAGTGCAAATGGCAGAAAACATAAGTTATTCACAGCTAATAAGCAGTGAACATCAGCAAGAACTAATCAACATGGGAGAATCAACACTTGAAAAATCTTTCCGTGTTGGCCAGATAGCGAATGAAGAAGCAAGCGTAATGCGCGAGAACGTAACAAATGATTTTATTTATCGCGGTGTTGCTGCATTGTACGGTGAAAAGGCAAGGACCATCAGAGAATATGCCGATATGCAGGGCTTTTACCAGGATTCATGGAAGCACTACGAGATACTATCGTTTGCTCATTTCCGGTTTGCATATAAATACCGGGATGATAATTGGGAAGAAATACTACGATGGGCTGTTGAAAGCGCGGATGGTCAAGGCGGTAGGCCTTCGACAGTAAACGCTTGCATTGAGAGATTTGCATATTCAGGAAAGAATAAAACTTCACGTTTTGATCGTGTTCTGAAATCACTTGATAAGATTCAGAAAGATGTTGAAGGTGATCTAAGCAGAGAATCGTTTAGAGCAGTAGCAGAACACATAATGAAGATCAAGATCATTGTTGAAAGCGAAGTGGCGAACTTCGACAAACGAGAACCAATGGTAGTTGATACAAAGACTGGTGAAATATTGAGCGAAACGTCTGCTTATGTGCCAGAAGTGGTAATGGTTGAAGAACCATTTGAAATACCGATGGTTACAGAAACAGCAGGAAACGAAATACCGTTCTAAGTATGATACAATCAAAGAGAATAAACCCTGCGTGGGTGAGTTCCTCCGATATGGTGGAGTTGCACACCTGCCCGTGCAACTCCACCGATTTGTTTAAAAGAAAGGGCTTGATATGAATACAATACATTGCGCAGAATGCGGATCGTTGATAGAAAAGACATTATCGATTGATGGATATGGTATTAGGTGCGGTTGTCTGAAAAGGAAATATAAACTCCTAAAAAAGCAAGTATCAATTGTTACAGATTCTAACAAAGTAATGGGAGAAATAACCGTAAATGTTACTAGGTTAGATGAATATAAAGAAGTATTAAAATATGCTGAAGAAGCAGGCGCAGCTTGTGAAGAAATGAAACATGGGATTGAAGAAGTGCTTAGGGAATCAGACATTCTACTTAATCCGGATGAATTTAAAAGCGACTTTACGAAAGGATATGATGCGGGGATGCGAAAGGTAGTGAAGCGTATAGAAAAGCACTTATCTAAATACTTAGATGAATAAACTAAAGCGCATAAGTAAATCTTTCATCCTGGCAAATATATTTGATGTAATAACCACAGCATTAGCAATATCAGCAGGTGGATATGAAACAAACCCGGTTGTTGTTCATTTCGGATGGATAGTAGGAGGATTATCAAAACTAATTGCTGTAATAGCGATTGTGATAATATTAGAAAATGGAAAAGTGCACAAAATGTACTGGATTCTTCCGGTGATTTTATGGGCTGTTTCAATATGGAACATGCTGCAGTTTATTGTATTGTTACCAGTAGCAGGTTGCGCATTGATTCTATTGATCGCCTGGATATGGATGGCAATATCATTGTTTGAACTGGTGAAGGAAATAGGAATAAAAAAGGCAATAGGATATATTGTAATTTATCCGTTACTGATAGCAGGAACGATCATACTTTACATGAAGTTGTATTTATAGAGGTTAAATGGATTGGACCACTGAAAAGCGAAAACTAAAAGAACTGATCGAATGGGAAAGAAACCCAAGACAATTATCAGAGATAGAAGCTGATCATATAAAGAAATCGATAAACAAGTTTGGTGTAGTGGATCCGCTTATTATAAACCTGGACAATACAATCATCGGTGGACATCAGAGAAAGAGAATACTAAACCTATTGAATGATCCTGAATTTGTTGTTGATGTTCGTGTTCCTCCGCGTTTGCTGGATGAAGAAGAAGTTGCAGAACTAAACGTAAGGCTGAATAAGAACAGCGGTTCATGGGATTATGACGTACTGGCAAATGAGTTTGATATGGATGATTTGCTTGAATGGGGGTTTAGTGAAGAAGAGTTAACAGGACTTGATTTTGGAGAAGAAGAACCAGAAGAAGATCCTGGTGCGCAAATAGACAAAGCAGAAGAACTGCGAGAGAAATGGGGCGTGGAGTTGGGCCAGTTATGGCAACTTGGCGAACACAGATTGATCTGTGGCGATTGTACTGATAAAGCGGTAGTTGATAGGTTGATGGGGGGGGAGTTAGTCAATGTAGTTGTAACCGACCCGCCGTATGGACTCGGTAATACAAAATCATTTAATGATAACCATGAAGATTATTTAGACGACAAGCCGTTTGAGATATCTTTATTGGATTTAGGTAAGCACTATGTAATATTTGGCGGAAATTATTATGATTGGTTGCCAGAGCAAAGAAACAAGATTGGTTGGATTGTATGGGATAAAAGACCTAACTTAGAGGGCGATAAGCGTGAGCGTGCTGACCGAATCTTCGGTCAGCACTTTGAGATTGCAGTAACTAATGTTGGGGGGTTAAGGGGAAAGATGTTCAGGTTTAGATGGGGCGGATTTTATGGGTCACAAGAGATATTTCATAAGACACAAAAACCGCCAGAATTATTCGAATGGTGCATTGAGAACACAGAGGGAATGGTGGTTGATTATTTTCTTGGTTCAGGCACAACCATTGTCGCATGTGAACGCCTTAACCGTAAATGCAGAGCAGTAGAAATATCACCTGCTTATTGTGCTGTTGCAATTGAACGTTGGTCAGAAATGACAGGAGAAGAACCGGAGTTATTAGATGCCAGTTAATATAGGCATTTACAGGCGATAATGGGTAAAAATCAAACATCATTCGTAAAGAATGATCCACGTATAAACCGTAAAGGCCGTCCTAAGTCTTTTAATGGACTTCGTGTGCTTGCTAAAGCGATTGCTGATGAAAAGGCAAAGAAGAATAGCAATACGATTGTTATTGATGGTCATTCTGTAACGGTAGTTGAAGCAATATTGAGAAGTTGGTCTGTTAGCAAGGATCCAAGAAAGCAAAAGGCGTTCATGGAAATAGCTTATGGCAAGGTTCCTGAAAAGATCGAACACAGCGGAGAGATAAACAGCTTATCGCCTGAAGAATGGCGTGAGAAAAGAAAAGAACGGTTGGATAAAGCAAATGATGTTATGAGTGAAGAAAGCAGGACAGAATGAATGAACTAAACGAATTCATGGCAACCGAAGTTATGGGATATATTGTTGATAGTGCCAATTGGCTGGATTATTATGGGGATAGTAAAACTAACGAGTTTATTATAGCTGTTGATGAATGGAAACCAACCGAAGATTTAAATCAAGCAATGATGTGTGCGGAGAACTCGAAAGTCAATGTCAGCTTATCTTGCAGCCGAACCAAAGATGGCGATGCTAAATGGGAGTTAATGCGGAATGGATTACCTTACCCGGTTGAATATGACGAGCAACAGATGATGTTAAGATCATGGTATTCAAGGAAGGAACTACCAGAAACAATCTGTAAAGCTATCAAACCAGCGATTGAAAAAGCAAATAAATGACATCCTGGATTGATAGCGCACACGAGAAGGCTGCATTTGCTGTTGAGTTTATAGACATTGAAGAAGCTGCAGCTGCATCCGGTGTGAATTGGGAACCGTACCAGCTTGAATATCTAAACTTAGGTAATCATCAACTTGCGATATGGCATAAAGCGCGACAGGTTGCATGGTCGTTTACTTCTGCTTTAGATGCAATTGTGGATTCTTTCTTATATCCTGGTAATCCTCATATATTTGTTTCAATAAATCAGGACGAAGCAAAAGAGAAGATCAGATACGTAAAGAACATTTATGCTGCAATGGATTCTATGGTTAGGCCAAGAGTAGAAAGATCAAGCCTAACAGAAATAGAAACGGTTGATGGTAGCAGGTTTACATCTTATCCATGCAGACCGCCAAGAGGAAAGCCAAAAGCAAGAATATATCTTGATGAAATGGCGCATTATCGAAGGGGCTTAGATCGAGAGATTTACACAGCAAGCATCCCGGCAACAACGCATGGTGGTGGATATATAAGAATAGGATCTTCACCGTTTGGTGCTGATGGCCAGTTTTGGGAAATAATGACCGGTGCAATAAAATCGTTTTCAGGATTCAAGCGATTTACTGTTCCCTGGTGGTCAGTACACATGCTTTGCAAAGATGTTGATAAGGCAATGATCGAAGCACCGGGTATGCCAACAGAAGAACGTGTAAAAGAATATGGTATGCAAAGAATCCTAACAATCTTTGACAATATGTACTTAGAGGATTTTCAGCAAGAGTATGAATGTGCATGGGTTGATGAATCAGTTGCTTTCATTTCTTGGGATCTGATCAAGGATAGCCAGGAGAAAGAATTGTTATATTGGCATGCTGAAGGAGTTGATCAAGCAAGCCAGAAACTAAAAGATGTGCAAAATGCTATCAAAAATGGTAAAATAGAGAAGGTGTTTACTGGTGGAATAGATGTTGGACGCACCAGGAACACAACTGAATTCTTCTTGGTTGGCCGAACAAACACGGAGCATAAACCGCTTAGGTTTACAGTTACACTTGATAACGTGAGGTTTGACAGGCAAGAAGATTGCATCGCAGAAATAGTAAAGAGATTACCGATCAAAAGTGTGTTATGTGATAGAAACGGAATTGGTATGCAATTGGCTGAAAACTTAGAAACAAGAACCGGAAAGGTGCAGGGCGTAAACTTCACCAATGAAAGCAAAGAACTTTGGGCTACTGATCTAAGGATAGCGTTTGAAAGGCATAATATATTATTACCGATAGATCGTGATTTGTCTTATCAGATTCACAGTATCAGGAAAACAAAGACCGGATCCGGTGCAAGAAACAAGTATGACACGGAAGGAAACGAAAAGCACCATGCCGATAAGTTTTGGGCTTTAGCACTTGCAACGCATGATGCTTATTTAGGATTAGAAATAAACCCACGCGCGAGTGTAACAAATTACATCGCAGGTGGTAAAGATAAAGATGATAGGCCAGGGTTTTAAAGGAGGAACGGATGAAAAAGATACAACTTACACAAGGGCAATTTGCTATTGTTGATGACGAGGATTACGAATATCTGAATCAGTGGAAGTGGTATGCAAACCGGAGTAGAGGTACAAAAACGTTTTATTGTGTAAGGGGGTTTGATGGTGGTCTTCAATTAATGCACCGGCTTATTATGCGCACCCCAGAGGGATTACAGGTAGACCATATTAATCACAATACGCTTGACAACAGAAAAGAAAATCTACGCAATGTTACACATTCTCAAAACCAAATGAACAGAAGCATGATGTCTTCGTTCAGCACTACCGGAATAAAAGGCGTTTTTTTAGAGAGAGGAAAGTTCAGGGTGCGTATAAGAGCAAACGGGAAAAGGCATCACATCGGATATTTTGATACATTAGAAGAAGCGAAAGTTGTTTGCGAAAAAGCTACCGAGAATCTTCATGGAGAATATAGACAAATGAATAAAAAATTGGTTGCATTGGAAACAATTTAAATGGTATTATTAATAAATAGAGGAAAATATGAGTAATGAAAGGATAGTAGCAAGCGCGTTACAGAAAACAGCACCAGCTTTATACAATGCAGTGGATGGTGGGAACTCGTGGCAAGCAGGCATAAAAAAGCGTGGTGCAAGAACGCTGAAATACCGCAGATATGAACGTGGTGATCACGACAGCAATTTAACAACACAACAGCGTAAACTACTCAACATTATTCCTGACGATGCAGAGCTGAACGAATCCAATGCAAATTATTGTGGGGTTATCGTTGATACGATGGCTGCCAGGGTAGAAGTTGCAGAAGTAACAACCGAAGATGAACAAGCTAACGCATGGATCAATCAGACATTGCAGCGAAACGCATTTGTAAGCAGACAAGGCGAATGGTACCGGGGAGCAATCCGGGATAGTGAAAGCTTTGTTCTTGTGGATCCTCAAACTGCCATGTGGTCATCGGAACCGTTTTATGATGGTTCCAATGGGATAGTGGCCATATTTGATAATATTACTCAACTTCCTATTTGGGCTTGTAAGTTATGGAATGTCAGCGAAGAAGCTGATGTTTCGACTGATGCAGAAGATATGGGCGAAGTAAACGTTGTTCATGTTGTTGTTTATCAACCGAACAAGATAACGTTCTGGAAAGGCGAAAACAGCGGTGGAGAAGTATCACCTGAAGTGGTGCCTGAAGTAAGCGGATTAACAGTTCTTGATTCTGAAAACGGTTATGTATGGGAACTTGGCGTTATTCCTATGGTCCAGTTTGCAAATAAAAGGGATAATTACACGCCTTCAGGAGAAAGTGAGATTAGGCCAGTTGTTCCTTTGCAGGACATTGTAAACGGAACGCTTTATGATATGACAATGAGTTCTAAGCTATCAGCGTTCAAAATCTATTGGTCCATCGGTATGGAAATCGATAAAGATGGTATTGTACCTGGATCAGTGATCAACTTAGTGTTGAAAGATGGAGCAGGCAATGTAATGACTTCATACAGTGAAGAAGCTGCCAACTTCTTGAAAGCTGTTAGGGTTGGTGAATTCGGTGTTACGGATATGACACAATATACAGAACAATTGGATAAACTTGAAAGGGAAATATCGCAAGTATCACAAACGCCTATTTACGGGGTTACATCGCAAGGCAACTTATCCGGTGAAGCATTGAAGCAATTAGAATCCGGTCTTGTAGGAAAGATTATCAGATTCCAGAACGAGAATGAGAACGCAATCATCCTGTTATTGAAACTGACAGCAGAAATACAAAGAATGTTTGATGTGAACAGATCCTTTGTTTCACGATTCAGCGAAAAGGTTGCCCGGTTTATGGGATTCAAGGCACCACCAGAACCGCCTTCTGATGTTACTATGGTTAGCGTGAACTGGAAATCACCAGAAATTATTGATGTAAGTGTGCAGACTGCAGCATTGTCGCAGTTGAGAAGGGATAATCCAGGTCTATGGCCAGATCAATGGTACAGAGAACGAATTGGCGCGTTATTGTCAATGTCATCAACACAGATAGCTGATGAAGGAAGTAAAGCGCAGATTGAACAGGTGAACGCGTTTGATACGCTTATTGGTGGCGGTGGACAGATACCGATTGTATAGAAAGGTAATAAATGGCTGAACCAGTAACCTTAAACGAAAAGATAAAAGCAGAACTAAATAAGAACTTTATAGCTGCGTCAAGAACAATGTTTGAGCAGATAAACACTATTTCGCGTGGTAGTGGATCACAGATGCAAACAGCATTGCACGAACTTGATGTAGAAGCTGATAAACTGCAAGAAGATGAACTACCACTAAAACGCACTAATCCAACGTTATTGAAAACACTAAACACAAATAAGAATCAATTAGGCGCAACACAGAATATGATTGTTGCAAATTCGCCAGCAATTCAAGAGGGCGGTCAGGTTGTTGCTTCACCTGCAGTTGCTTCTAAAGTATTTACCGGGATTGCATCTGCTGTTGTTGCATCCGGTGGTAATCCACTAAAGAATATAGGATTATTCAAGGAAACACTATTCAAAGCTGGTATTTCGTGGATCTTTCCTGATGTAACAGCATTTGCAGGAAACTACACAGATTCGCAAGCATGGCGTGATCGTATGGAAGGTTGGGGTGAAGGCTATACCGAACTGATCAACAAAACGGTAATGAACGGATTGAGCAGCGGATGGTCCCCAATTAGAACAGCAAGAGAAGTTAGGAAGTTAGCGGAAAACATACCGCTGAACGCTTCTGAAAACATTACCAGGACATTGCAACTGACAGCTTACCGGGATGCTTCTTTAGCAACAGAACTTGTAAACGGTGAATTCATTGAGAAGAAAATCAGGGTTGCAACATTAGATCAAAGGACCTGCAGTGCTTGTATTGCGCTTCATGGAACAGAAATACCATTGGGTGAAAGAGTTGATGATCATTACCGGGGAAGATGCGATTCGATCTTAGTGCCTGTTGGTGGATCTTTGCCTGAAACTATGCAAGCAGATAGTAAACCAGGAGAAAGAAACTTTGTACCATTCCAGACAGGTGAAGAATGGTTTGCAGAATTACCGGAATCAAGACAAGCAAGCCAGGCCAGCTTTCTTAGATCACCGGGTAAATTCAATGCTTATAAATCAGGTGTACCATTGAAAACATTCGTTGGAGATCATTCTGACTCTATATTTGGAAACCAAAAAGTTGAACTAAGCTTAATTAAATCATTAGGCGATGATGCAGAACAATTTTATGTAAGGAATCAGGAGAAAGAAGAATAGTGGCGAACTTCGCCAATTATAATAATGAGATATTGAAAGGATAATACATGATATGGAATAATTGCAAGAAACATAGAAATGAACCAGAACCTATAGTGTGGCTTCGTGTGAAGATGATAAGGATAAGTGATGTGGGAGATAATTTTAAATTATGGATGGGTGGAATGGATAAACCTATCCCTACTGACTTTGACAATCCAGAAGACTGGGCTTATTTCAGGGACTATCAAAGATATTTACACTTGGGTAATTAAAGGAATAAAAATGAAAGTTAATTATGTAAGTAGATACAATTCAATAGCAGAAACGATCGAATGTGAGGATATTATAGTAATCGCACAATCAGACGTTGCTTGTTCTATAAAGTTTCTTGGCGAAGAAACCGGAAAGAATGATGAAGGCGCGATTGTTAGAAAAGTTATCAAGGTTGTATTTGGAATTACTGAATTTGAATTTGCGTAATGATCAGTAAAGAAGAAGAACGCAAACTAAAAAAAGAACGCCAAGCACTGCTGGCGCAGGTTGATGCTATCGAAGAATATCTTGGTATGGTAAAGACATCTGATGTGCGCAGGTTTGCAAAGGAGAAAGGCTTTTATGAAGTTGTAAATAAATAGATAGTATGATAGAATAAGGTTTAGGAAGTTAATCACAACTCCGATTTTGTAACCAGCAGTTAAATACGCAGGTTGCGAGATCGGATATTTTATTTAATCCAACGCGGCGTTTCCGCGTAAAACTCGAAAGGATATAAAAGAATGGCAACAGAAGTTAAGAACGATATTATTGAGAAGGAACCCAAGGATCCACCGACTGCGGAGCCGAAAAAAACCGATACGGATCACATGATTCCTAAAGAGCGATTCGATGAAGTAAACCAAAAATGGAAAGATGAAGTAAAGGCAAGGGAAGCTTCGGACAAAGCGTTAAAAGAAGCTCAAACAACCCGACTGAAAGAAAAAGAAGATTACAAGGTTTTGTTTGAACAGGCAACTAAAGAATTAGGCGAATTGAAGCCAAAAGCGGAATCGTTTGATTCATACAAAGAAACAATGAAAAACTTGTTTGAAACGCAGAAAGAAGAAATCCCTGAAGAACTAAGGAGTTTGATACCAGAAGAATTGACTGTAAAGCAGAAGATCGACTGGATCGCAAAGAATAAAAAACTACTCCTAAAGCCTGTTGGCCCTGATATTGGGGCCGGATTACGTGGTGCTGGTGGTGGTGATGTGAAATTAGAGCTAACACCAGAAGAACGACAGGTAGCCAAACAATTTGGTTATACAGATAAAGAATACGCTGATGCGAAAGCACAAGGCTTAGTGAAATAAGCCGAAGGAGTAAGAAAAGATGCCAGCTCCCACATATATTTGGGAATTTGTGTACGACCTTTGGGGTGATCGTGTTCCAAAGATTATAACTATGGAGGCAACGACCGGTCTTTATACTAAGGTAGGTACCTTGTTATTTATGACAGGTGGCCAACTTGATAATTGCACCGATGGAACCGGAACCATGCTTGGTTTAGCAGCAGAAGTAATTTCTGCCGCAGCAACAGCAGCGGATCCGGTACGTGTTGCATTGATCGCACCAGGGATGGTGATTAGAGGGACCGCGACTGCGGATGCTTCTGCGCTAACTGGGTTCGCTTCAAGGATTCAAGACATTGACTCTGATCAAGCGATGGATATTACTGATCAGACTGGTGGCTTTTTATCAGTCTATCGTGTCAATGATGATGATGGTCTTGTGGTTGATTGTGTTGTTACCAACTTCGACATGACACAGGCCGTATAAGGAGATATAAATGGGCGTACCTATGAACAGTAAAGAATGGCCACGATTTGTACTTCCGATTATACGTAAAGAATGGCAACTGCAGTTATCTGCAATCAATTCGCCATTGGCCCCGTATTTCGGTATGGACACTTCGCTAAGTTCTGTTGAATATTCGCAAGGGATCGGTGAGTTTGGGGTGGTTCCTGAATACAACAGCGCGACAGCAGAAGGACAACCTGGTGCAATCGAATATGATGACTTCAACGCATTATATGAAACCACATTCACACATAAAGAATATGCAAAAGGTGTGGCAATTGAAAGAAAACTAATGGATGACAACCGATCAGGACAGATCAAGAGGAAAGCACAAACACTTGGCATGTCATTCGGAACTACTATCGCAACTCACCAGTCAAGCGTGCTGAACAACGCATTTGCTGCAGGTGTAGTTGGCGGTGATGCAGTTGCGCTTTGCAGCGATTCGCACCCGGTGAACAGTGTCAGCACTGATACCTACAGCAATGCAGGATCAACCGCGATTTCTTATGCAGCGGTAAAAGACACTATGATTGCCGGACAAGATTTAGACAATGATCGTGGTTCACCATTGCCAATTATTTATGATACTTTATATGTTCCAACTGCTTTGCAGGGAACAGCATTTGAGATCGTAAAGGCAGTTGCAAGACCAACTACAGCGGATAATGATGCAAACGCCTTAGAATTTATGGCTGGCGCACCAATGAAAGTTGTTGTAGATCCTTATCTCACAGATGCAAACAACTGGTTTATGATAAGTAAACCAATGTCGAACTTGCATTTGTTATGGTTCTGGCGAATAGCAGCAGAACTTGAAATGGATCCATCAAGCGACTACAACCTTGTTGCTAAATATCGTGGATACATGCGATATAGCTTCGGTTGGGATGATGCAAGATTCGTGTTTGGACATGAAGTAACTTAATATTGAAACGTGAGGGTGTAAAAACCCTCACAAATTCCATTCCCTTGTGGGACGAGTAAATTGCGCAACCATGCGTGTAAATCCCCGAAAGGGTACTTAGGAAAAGGAAAAAATAATGGGAAAGACACATTTTAGTGGACCAGTTGTAGTAGGAAAGACTGGTGCAGATGGAACTGCTTTAATAGGTGGGATTGGAACAAACGCTGATCGAGAAACTACAGCAACAGCAAGTGCTAATTTCTTAGAATATCGATTAGAAAACTCCGCAACTTCCGGTGATAATCGCGGTATGTATTTGCGCTTATATATGACTGGTGCTGGTGGCGGTGGTGAAGCTGCACGCATTTTCACAACCGTTGAAGATGTTGCTGCAGGAACAGCACACGGAGCGCACATTTCATTGAACTTTGGTACTTCTGGAACCGTAACTGGCCAGGGTGTTGCTGCAAGATGTACTCTACATCTTCCAAATACAGCACTGACAAGCAACGTAACAATGTCAGCGGTACAAGCAGAAATCTATTCTGATGGATCAAACGCTGATCCAGGTGGATCAACTATTCTTAGTTTATTCAGAGCAGTCAATGGTGGACATGCTGATGGCATGGCCGATGTTGATGATGATGCGGTTTTCTTTGATGTACAGGGATTTGCTGATGCAACTGGTAATTTATTCCTTAGCACAGCACCTTCAACATTAGCAGCTTCGTTACGCTGCCGGGTTGGAACTACAACTTACTACTTACCGTTATACAGCGGTTCATCTTAATAATATGGGGGAGAAATCCCCCAGAAAGGTACTATGAACAAACTTGTGATCGTAGGCGCAGAAGAACACACAAGAGATAATGCACCTTGGGACGATAAGAGTTTTGACATCTGGACATTTACGCATCATGCACACGCTAAATGGTGCAAACGATTTGATGCAGTTATCGAGGTCCATAATAAGAATTTTTACATGAAAGGATACCATGATAAGGAATACTTTGAATGGTTGAAAAACATTGAACAACCTGTTTACATTATAGATGCACACGCTGATATAAAAAGCGCAGTTCAATATCCTTTTGATGAAATAAAAAAGAAGTTGTTGGCAAATATTACAGTCAGCGATAAACCAATTGAAAACTTTTGTTCATCTGCTGATTACACGCTCGCGCTCGCAATCTATAAAGGATATAAAAGTATAGACATTTACGGGATTGAAATGGCGCACAGCAGCGAATATAAAAACCAACAATCCAGCTTTACATTCTGGGTTGGAGTTGCCATAGCAAACGGTGTGAAAGTTAATCTGAATTGTACAAGTGGATTATTTAAGAAACCGCTTTATGGAACGCAAGACGTAATGACAGAAAGAGTAAAAGATTATGTCAAAGGAATGAAACAACAGATCACGGATTTAGACACAAAAGCAAAGATGTTAGATGGTGCTTTGAAATTTGCTGATCAGCTTATTGAAGATTCTAAACTATAGAAAGGCAACAATGTATAAATTCAATCAAGACGTACAATCACTTGCAACAGGAAAAGATTACAAGAAAGGCCAGATGGTTCCACCGGACTTTAACGTTTCACAATTTATGATAGACAAGAAAGCAGTGGTAAAAGTGAAGGAACCTAAGAAAGATAAAGAAGAAATACCTGCAGAAACAAAGATCGATAAAGACGATCAGGAGTAATAATATGGGAAAAGGATCAGCAGTAGGAACGTTACAAGTAGCAACGGTAATAACAAAGACCACACAAACATTGATGGGTGCAGAAGTAAAATGTGCCGGATATGATTTTATCACTTTGTTCCTTGATTATGTAAAAGGCGATGAAACAGGCGTTCTTGTTCAAGCACATTTCTTATGGGCTACAGGTGGAACTGAATATCAAGATCAAGATTGGACAGCAGCAGCCGGAACTAAATCATCTACCGCAAACGAATACACAGCGACAGCATCAGGAAATCATTACATTACTTTTGATCTTCGTGGTCAAGACTTTGTGAGATTTACGCAAGGTGGATCTAACAATGATGGAACGCCAACAGGAACTTTGGCAGCAACTTATTTAATGAAAGGTTGGTAAGGAGTAATCTATGGCTATGAATGAAAGCCTTGAATCATCATTAGGTGATTCGAAAATAACAGATGCAGACGTAGTATTATACGATTCTGATGGAAACGCGATTGATAGTCATTTAGATGCGGATGGTGGTTATCATATTGGTGTTGCAATTACTCAAGCTGTATTTGCGGATTCTAACAATTCAAGCACAGACAATCTTGATTCTGAAAACTCTTATACGTTTACCGGAACAGCCACATCAACACTTGGCGTTGTTGGTCTGCAATGGTCGCTAAAGACAGATCAGAATGCAACTGTTTATATCGAAGAATCGCCGGATGGAGAAAATTGGGACATAAGCTATCCGTTTGACTATATAGCTTCTAAAGGTGGACGCGGTGAAACGGTCCAGGCTACACAAGCATATTGGCGAATTCGTGTTGTTCTTACAGTAGAAACGGATACAAATTATTTTAGGCTTGATGGAATACTATGTCCTGTTGCTACGCCACTTCCAAGTTCTTTGAGTGCCGACGGAAGATTGAAGTCTGAATGCCACATATCAAGTCAGGATGATAGACACGTTTGGGTAAATCCAACAAGTGAATTAGCTATCAGTCCTGTTTACAGATTAGTAGGTACGACCTTCATTGGAGATGCAATAGATGCTAATTTCTGGGACGGAACGACTGGATTAGCGAATGATGGAACCGCAGCACAGACAGGTGGTATTCTTACGATTACTACGAGTGCAACTTCCGAAGGGTCTTCTAAAGTTACAAGTGTAAGAAAAGGCAGATTCGTTGCAGGTTCAGCACTGTTACTATCAGGTGCTGTGAACTGGGTAACAGCAGGAACTACAAGTAACGTCAGGAGAGTAGGGGCTTTTACCACTACTGATGGATACTTCATGCAGTTGAATGGAACAACCTTTAGCGTAGGAACGAGAATATCTAGTTCTGATACTCTAGTTGATAGTGGAAGTTTCAGCGGTGTGTATGGTTCTACTTGGACTCCTACAGCAAATACCTATTATAAGTTTTCAATAGAGTGGACTCCGTTGGCAGTTTTCTATTATATAAATGATAAGCTGCTCCACAAAACAGCAGGTGCAGGTTTGTCAGCCACTCCAACTCTACCTATATGCATTGAGAATACGAATGGAGCAATTACAACTGACGTTTCTTTCAAGTGCTTAGGTCTTTATATTGCAAGACAAGGAGAACTAACAACTAATCCGACATACTATCATTTATCCGGGGATGCCGATACACATGTCCTAAAACTTGGCGCAGGTGTTTTACACAGCATATTATTCAATAACGTAACAGGAACAAGGCTGACTATCTATGACGGTGTATCTGCCGCAGGTAAGGTGGTCGGGATAATTACAACTACGTCAGGTTCTATCGGTCAATGGACATTTGGCGTTCCGTTCAGCGATGGTTTGACACTTGTTACTGTTGGTAATGGATTTGATTGTACAGTGGTTTACGAATAAAAGGATAATATGACATACTCTTTTGATGCAAGTTTAGCTGATGATGTTTCTTTGACGCGTTTTCATATTGGGGATAATAGCGCTGATGGTTATTACCTGGAAGATGAAACTATCCAATATTTTGTAACTGCCGGATCTGTTGGTTCAGCTTCGATTGAGTGCATAAAATATATTATTTCACAACTAAGCCAGCCGGACTTCAAACTTGATTGGATGAGTGTTAATAATAACGATAAAGCCAGGGAAGGGTATCAAAACCTGCTGGACAAGAAAGTTGTTGAATTTGGATTGCCACTTTACACAGCATCAAGCACCATTTCACAGCCTTATCGTGCGGATAGTAAACAAGATAGTGATGTAGGAGTTTATGATGGTTCTACCCAATAAACGACTTGTAACACGCCTGCAGTCCAGGGTGAAAAAAGGATTCTTTGTTGATACTGCTGCGTTGCTGGTTAAATCGATTGATACTTACGATGAATACGGACAGCCAACATACACAGAATCGGAAGATGAATTCAAGTGTAACTTCACAGAAAAGCCTTCAAAGGAAACTTGGAAAGGATACGCTGATATTGAAGAAATAAATGCAGAGGTTCGGTTTGTCAGTGATAAGCCAACCAAAGGAGATCGATTCAAACTAAAGAGCATGTTCAATAGGCCTAATTGGGAAGAACAACGGTTCACAGAACAGACATTTGAAATTATCGCTATTCGTGATCGTGATGTATTTGGTTATGTGTGCGCATTGAAAGAGGTTCAGATATGAGCATTACCATTGATGATTCTGGATTTGTTGCAGCAGTGAAAAGTATAAGGCTTACTGTTGGCGATATGGTTAATATTGCTGGTGCCGGATCTGCTATTGTGAAAGGCGTTCAGAAAACACTTGTTCCTGTTGATACTGCAGCCACAAAGACAAGCATAAATGATCATTACATTATCAGCACAAAATTGAAAATAGAAGATGACATTGGACCGGAAACAGACTATGCACCTTATATCGAATATGGATTAGTAACTAAACCGAATTATCCAATTCAACCGTTTGTAGTGCCTTCTGCAACCGGGAGCAATAAGTCAAGAACACTAAACGCAATCACTAAAGCATACGGAATATTTCTAAGGAAAAAATGGCCGACATAACATCGAGTTTGCGAACATTCGTATTAGAGGATCCAAGTATATCTTCTGCTTTTGGTGTGCGGATTTATGTTGTAAAAGCACCGGATACAGAAACATATCCTTTTTCAATTATTAGAGTTGTTACAGATCAACCAGCATACACACAGAATGGCGAAACGTTAAGGGAAACAATAGTTCATATAGATACTTATGACACAGAACTTTCAGACTGTATTACTAATGCAAAGCTGATCAGATCGAAATTGACTGGTTATAAAGGATTAATGGGTGATATTGAAGTAGGCGCAATATTTGTTAGGGACGGAATACAGGAATGGTCACCTGATGTAAGAAGATTTAGAATGTTCAATCAATACGACATAAAATGGACGGTATAAATGGGATATAAGAGGAAAGAGAAAATAAAAGAAGAAATGCCACAGGTAGGCGTAAAGCCGGAGGTAAAAAGGAAACCGATAAAGAAAGTAGTTGTTAAGAAGGTTGAAAAGCCGTTTACCGTTCTTATGTGGAATGGTATTAAAGAGGTTTATGCCTGCACGAAATGTGAAAGGCAAGAGGATAAGAAAGATGATGCAGTTCTGCATTATTTATCTCATTATCCTAAACAGGAAAGAAGTAAAATATTAGATAATTTAGTAAAGGAGTTATAAATGGCAAGAGTAGTAATTACCCCACAAAGCGTAGTAGAACCGTTTGGCGCAGTAACAGCAGGTGCGTTAGACATTACATTCGCTGCAAGTGATGCGTCCGATGGAAACACGCTTGCAATTACAGGTAAAGAATTATTATTGGCTTTCAATGACGGATCTGTTGCGTATGAGCTGACCATTGATAGTGTAGATGATGAAAAAGGCCGACAGGACGATATTACCGCATACAGCATGGCTGTTGGCGATTATGTTGCTTTTGGTGGTGGACTTACCACATCAAAGGGTTGGATACAATCAGGCGGTGTTTTAAATATTGACACGAATAATGCAGACATATTAGTAGCTGGATTGAGATTACCATAAAGGAGTAAACTATGACAACGAATGCATGGTGGGCTTATGGGTCCACGTTCAAGTTAGGCGATGGCGCGACATCAGAAGCATTTACCGCTGTTGCCGAAGTAAGGGATATTGACGGTCCGAGTATTACAAGAGATAGCATCGAAGTAACTAACCAGGATAGCACAAGCGGTTGGCGCGAGAAAATATCAGGCTGGCGTGATGGTGATACGATCACCGTTCAAGCTAACTGGTTGCCAAGCGATACTTCACAAGATGGCACCACTGGCATGTGGGAACATTTCAATGATAATGACAACCATAATTACCAGGTTGTTACACCAACTGCAGTTGGAATCACAATTTCATTCGCTGGTCATATTTCCGGCTTCCCTTTGAACTTACCACTTGAAGAACAAGGACAAGTTGAATTTGAAATTACTATATCCGGTGCAGTAACAATAGCATAAATAGAAAGGAAAGAAATGCCTTTATCAAAAGAGCAAATATTAAATATTAGCGACATAAAAATTAAAGAATTGAAAGTGCCTATTTGGAAAGACACTGTTTATATTAGACAGCTAACGCGCGGACAGCAGGATGAATACTTAAAGTTACAGTTTAGCAAAACATCTATGCAGCAGCAAAAAAAAGAGCAGAAGATAAATAGTGAAGTTGATCTGTTCGGACACGATGCTTTCATCTGTGCATGTGGAATTAGTGATGCAGAGGGAAAGCCTATATTCACCCGCGCTGATATAAAAAAGCTGGAAGAAAAGAACGGTGAAGCGATCGGGTTTATTGCATCAGAGATTATTGAATTCTCTGGCATGGGTAAAGACGTTGAGGAACTTGAGAAACTAAAAAACTAATAACCAACCCTGATAGGATATTTGAACACAGATTAGGGTTGGCTTTAGGAAAGTCATTGTCAGAGATTCGGTCATTGCCAGGTGAAGAGTTTGAATCATGGCAGCTGTTTTACATGATAGAACCATGGGGTTGGCATGATAACGAATATAGAACAGGTGCAGTATTGGCAATGTTGAATAACGTCAATATAAGTAAAAAGAAAGACATAAAGAAAGAAGTAGATTATATGCGTGATATGCCTGATCTAATTATGAAAGCATATAGAAACATGGGCACGAAAGACAAAATGCGCGAGAAGTTACTAAAAGCGAGCATTGATGAACGCAGACAGATGATTGCTAAAGCGTTTGGAACAATGGCAAAAGAGGTGAGGATTGGCGAAGATAAATAATATAACCGGAGGTGCACTATCGCTACAGCTGCCACAATAGCCGCTAAGTTAATATTGGATTCATCTGATTTCGACAAAGGTCTTGCCGCAGCTGAAAAGAAGTCAAAAACCTTGTTTTCTGGACTTGCCTCAGTCGGAGGAGGAATTGTTACTGGAATTGGTGTTATTGGCGCAGCAATGGGCGGAATGGCTATCTCGGCTGGTATGACTGCTGCAAAAGTAGATCAGTTACAGATGGTTACTACCATAATGGCAGAAAATGCAGGCTGGTCAGCTTCCATGATTAATGAACAGAGGAAAGCATTAAGATCATCTGGAATCACGGCTGGGGGTACGGAAAACGCATTACAATCACTTATGGCTGCTAATTTAGATGTTGCTAAAGCAACAGATTTATCTCGATTAGCACAAAATCTTGCAGTAAAAACAGGAGAAGATTCAACACAAACATTTTTACAACTTGTGGCCGGTATTGAGCGTGGGGATGCAGAAATGATAAAATCCGCAGGAATGACAGTAGATTTATCTAAAGCGCAGAAAGTATTAGCTGAGGAATTAGGAAAATCAGTTGGGCAATTAACAGCAGTTGAAAAACAACAGGCGGCATGGAATGCGGTAGTAGAGCAATCACCCGTCTATGATGGACTATATGAAGCAGCAATGAAGCAGCCAATTAAACAGTTGGGTTCATTAAAGAGATTGTTTAATGATCTTTCAGTCGGTATTGGTAATTATTTCACACCAGCTATATCTGATGTTATCGCTGGTTTCAGTAGTTTTATTAAGGTGATTATTGAAGCGGTAAGTGAGGGTGGTGCTTTAGAGCCTCTTCTAAGTGGTCTTGGTGACATATTTTCAAAGGTTGGAAAATTAATAGGAGATGCGTTTGTTACTGCTGGAGAAAAGTTACCTGAGTTTTTAGCGAATATACAAGCTACTTGGGCATGGCTGCAAGCCAACGAAGGCGTTATCGTGGGTGTATTTGCCGGATTGGGCGTGGCAGTGTTAGCATTTGGTATTTCTGTTGCAACAGCGGCTTGGACGGCATTAGTGCCTCTACTACCAATAATTGCAGTCATGCTGCTTGTTGCAGCGGTGGCATATCTTGTTTATGAGGCATGGACTAATAACTGGGGCGGGATACAAGAGAAGACTAAATCTGTTCTTGATTGGATACAAGACAAAATTCAAAAAGTTATGGACGCTATTCAGCCGATAGTTGCTGCAGCGCTTGATTTTATAAATGGACTTGTTGAAACTTGGGGGCTGCTTATGGAAGGTAATTTTAGAGAAGCAGGAGAAAAATTAAGAACAACTTTAACGAAAACATGGGGGAAGCTCAAGCAGTCTTTCGTTGATTTGTGGGACAAGATTGTTGAAAATTTCAAAGATATTGACTGGGCACAACTCGGAAAAGACATTATAAACGGATTGATAAATGGATTGGCGTCAATGGCTGGAATGTTATGGAGTACAGTTAAAGACATAGCAGAAGGAGTGGCAGGCTTCTTCAAAGGACTGTTAGACATCAGCTCCCCGTCTGGTGTATTCTTCGGATATGGCGAAAACATAATGAAAGGGTTGGCTTTAGGGATAAAATCATCTGTCGGTATGCCGATGAAAGAGCTATCTAATACTGGATTCTCAACGCCTAATCTAACAGGAAGAAATGCAGGCGGTTCTAATATATTCAAAGTGTCAATTTCTATTAGCGGAAATGCAAACGAAAATGATGTTCGTAATGGTGTGAGGCTTGGAATAGGTGACGCTATGAAGGCGAGAGGGGCGGCATAATGTATAAACTCGACCTGTTCTTATCTAATTTAGGAATATTCACACTTGGTCAGAGAATGCCTGAAAACGATTTATCAACAGGAATAGCAACGACTGTGCCATTTACATTATTAGCAGGCGGCGGATTTGATGCGCTTGGAACAGATCAAGCATCAAGCGGAGTTTATAATCTAACTAAAAGTTTTAGAATTTACTTTGCTACTCAAGCTGAAAGGGTAAGCTATTTTCAAGATTTACGCGAATTGAAAGGGAAGCGGGGTAGACTAATTCGCAAGTGGGATGATGGTGCATCTCAATATGTTACTGCGCGTGTTTTAGGCATAACAGCAGAGCGCGAACTTGATGATACGAGAAGTCTTGAATGCGAAATACAATTTGAAGTTTACTCTTCTTATTGGC